TGACTTGTTTAATTAAAGCGTCCTGCCCTTTTCCGTCAAGGTTTCCAGCGTTCATTTGAGCATTAAAGAAATCAGTCCAAAGTGAACCGTTGTCGATAAAATACGAATCGCCCATTTTGTTCATAAATCCGTCGTTAATCATTTGCGGAATTAAAGACAGATTATATTGTGCCGAAGGAACATTCGTCGTTTTTGCGACGTTGTTGAAAGTGTAAGGTTCGGCGTGTGCATTTACCCCTGCAAACGTTTTCAGATTTGCCAAAACATGAACGGATAAATATTCGTCAAGAAGTCCAAGTTTTTCTTTGACGCCTTCAGCGTAAAGGTCTTCAAGATTAAACATATTGTCCCTAAGTTTGTCTTCGTTAATTGCGAAGCCTATTTCCTTACAAATATTCGGTTCAAGTTCAAGAAGTCCCGTTGAAAGTTCGCTTTCAACAAGGTCACAATTATCGGTCACACAGTCCCGAACGTCACCGCCACACGGGTCAATAAATGCAATCCCTATTTTAATATTTTTGTCTGTTCGCTCAAACTCTTTGAACTTTGCCGTTTGATTTGCAAGAACCGCTTTAACGGCTTCGCTTTGTTTTGAAAGTGAATTTTTCAAAGCGGAATCCGCCCACGCCGTTTCGGCTTTTACATTTAATCGAAGTAATTCGGTTGCAGTTAATGACATAATTTTTATGTTTTAATAATTTAGAAATTTGATTTTAAAGTCCTTTTTGCGCCTTCTCAAATTCGTCAATCATTATCAATTTATCTTCGTTCTTGATATTCGGGTCGTTCGTGATTTTTTCAAGGTCTTCAAACGTCTTCGGTTTTGTTCCCGAAAATCCCGAACCGCTTCCGCTTCCGTTTTCGTTCCCAGTTCCGCTTCCGCCGTTGTTCGCTTTGAATTCAAATTGCGAAGACGCCGTTTCTTTTACGATGTCTTCAAACGAACGGGAATTCCCGTGATTGTCTTCAACGACTTTTCCGTCTTTGTCCATTACGACGATGCGGTCGTCTTGAACGTCGAACGTAAAGCCCTTCAAGGAATTTACGAAGTTTTTTATTTGATTATCTGCGACGGCTTTCGTTTGTGGCAGAATCGGGTTTAATCCCGTGAAAATTGATAATGCTTTTCTTTCGATTTCTGAAAAGGTCTTTTCTTTTTTGTAACCGTTTTGAAGGTCGTCGATTTGTTTTTGCAAAGTCGATTTTGTCGTTTCCACGTCGTTGTTTAATTTGGTTTGCAAATCTTGATAAACTTTTGAACGCTTGATGGCGTCTTCCGTTAATTCGCCCGAACCGCCTTTTTCCGCTTTCGCCGAAACGATGTCTTCAATTAGTTCGCTTCCCGTTTTGTTGCTTTCAATTCCGAACTTTTCTTTCAAGGTTTGTTCAAATTTGGAAAGAACTTCGCCTTTCGCCTTGTTATAACCTTGTTCGATAAATTCTTTCGTCGAAATCCCTTTCTTGATGTTTTCGACCCGTGCCGAATCTATTTCAAGGATTTGATTTAAGACTTCTTGTTGTTCTTCTTCCGAAAGTTCAACGCCGTTTTTTAAAAGTTCGGCAATCTTTCCCGTGTCTTGATTATACGCTTTAGACAAAAGCCCCGTTATAATTGTTTTCATTTTGTAAATGTAAAAAAAATTAAATTATTTGATTGTTTTCTTTTTTTGGTCTTCGGAATCTACTTTTCCGCTTTTAAGGGCGAAGCGATACTTCCGTTCGTTGCTGGTTTTGAAGACGCTTCGGCTTTCGCTTTTCGGTCTTCAACTTCTTTCACTTCGGGTGGCGTCTTCGCCGATTTGATTTGAACAAAAACCCCGTCCAGCAATTTGTTTGCTTTGACGGCTTTCCATTGTTCGTCCGTGAATTCCCGTTCGACTCCCGTCTTTCTATTTTTTACTTTAATGTTTGCCATTTCTATTTAAAATTTTTGTTTTTGATTTCCGAAGGCGTTTCGGTTAATTTTTTCCACCCCGTCAAGAAAGGAAATGTCGCAATATTAATGACCCTTTTTTCGCCCGTCTTGATGTTTTCGACCAGCATTTCTGTTTTTGAATCGTATTCAACGGCATCGGAAATCGCTTCGGGCGTCTTCCCTTCGTTTGCAATTTCTTGACGCTTTCTTTCGTTTTCAATCGCCGAAAATGTTTGAAGGTTCGTCATATCGGAAAGCGGTTTTTTGCCGAATAAATCGAAGTAATCCTTTTGAAGTTCTTCTTCGGTCAATTTGCTTTCTTCGCTTCCCAAATTTTGAATCGCTTCTTCGCCCTTCAAATTTTGTTCGCCGTTGCTTTCGTCGTTCGTTGCTTTTTGGGCTTCGTTTCCGTCGTTTTCGTTTCCGCCTTGATTGATTTCGCCATTTTGAATTCCTTCTTGTGGCGGTTGTTGCGTTCCTTCATTTCCTTTTAATTTTTCGGCGTTTGCTTGAACCAGTTCGACAAGTTTTTCGTCACTAATATTGTGTGGCGGTTTGTTCAAGAAAACGGCTTCGTAATCTTTTGAAAATTGGTCTTTCAATTTTTTTGAAAGCGGAAATTTGATTTTGATTTCGTTTGACATAATTAAATTTTTAATTTATTAATTCGTTCAAAATTATAACATTTTTTATAAATAAAAAAAACCGTTAAAAATAACGGTTTAATTTTTTGATAAATAAATATTAAATCCCGTCACGGGGTTTCCTATATTTTGAATTATTTTTTTTGTTTTCGCTTTTACTGCAATTCTTTGAAAACTTTGAAATCGCTTTTGTTGTTACAAAAATAATTTCCGATTTTTTTTCTTGTTCAATAGTTACGAAAGAAACGTCTTCATAAATGCTTTTAATGAAAATTAATTCATTTACATTTTGAACTGCCGAAGTGATTGCGATTTTTTCAGAAACTTTTTCAATTTCCGTTTTTAAACTTTCCTTCAAGTCGGGTGTCGCCCCCCGAATGCTTGTCGCCGTACTCATTAAAGAAATTCCGACGATTAAAAAGATTTTTAATTTCATAACGGAACAAATATAAAAATTAATTTTGAAACGCTTCAACATTTTTTCCCATCGCTTTTGCAAGTGCCTTTGAAATCCAGTTCAAGTGATGTCGGCAACCGTAACCCCCTAAATCCGTAATCGGATTGTAATTCGGGGGCTTTGCTTCTTTCGGATTGAACTTTTTTATTTCGGAAATATGAAAGATTTTCCCGTCGTGTTCTTCGCAAAAAATCCGACTTGTTTCAATTATTCCGCCTTCATAAATTGCGAATTCAAATCCTAAATCGTTACGGATTACGTCGGAAGTGGCACGGTCGATTTGCGAATATAAATCGAAGGCGAAATTTTTATGATGTTTTTCAAGTGCGCCCATCGAATCTTTGTTCCCGTCAATCAAAGTTTTGATTTGCTTTTTTGCGTTCTCGAATCCTTCTTGACCGATTACGATTTTCATTGCAGTATTTTTTAAAGCGATTTTCGCTGGGTCGTTCGAAACAAGTTTGTCAATATATCCGTTCGGTTCAACGACGTTTCCTTGAATACCCAGCCACCCTTTCATAAAGTCTTTAACTTTTGGCATCAATTCAAGCGTTCGGGCTTTCCCGTCGATGGCTTGAAAATATCCTTGATTAAACGACATAATTGAAGCGACCGAATTCAAAAGAAGTTCAATCGTTTTTCTGGCTTCTTTCTTTTGATAATCTTTGAAGACTTCGTCGATTTCAAATAAAAGTTTTCGGTTTTTATCGTTGTTCAAGACGTTTCCGTTTTCGTCGATTTCCAACTTATCGACAAACCTTTCAATCGTTTTTGAAAGAAGTCTTTTTTGATTGTCTTCGATTTGTTCTTGCATTTCCGACATAAGCGAAACAATTAATTTGCTTCGCTTTTTCGTAAATCCTTTCAATTCTTTTTCGTCCATTGCTTCGGGGTTTAATTATTCAATTCGGTTTCCCGTGCTTTTTCGTCGGCGATTTTCTTTTGATTTGCCTTTTCTTCGTCCGACATTCCTTGTTTCGATTTATCGTCTTCGGGGTTCGGGTCTTCAATCGTCCCGAAGTCAATTCGCAAAGGTTCGTTTTGTGAATTGATTTCTTCAAGATACGGAAGAACGGCTTCGTTTAATTTTTCCCATTGCAAATTATAATTCAAACGGTAAAATTTGGCGTCCGCCTTTTCGATGTCCGTGAATATCGCTTCAAAATTTGCGTAAAGAACTTTTGTAAAATTTGAAACGTACGGCGAAGACATCAAGAATTGAATTTCCGCCGAAGTCTTTCCCGAAAAAGGGAAGAAACGATGGCGAACGAAGTGACGAAGTTTCCCCAGTTCGTCGCCTTCATAAACTTGATTTGCGATTTCTTCAAGAATTGCGTCCCGAAAATATGAAGGGGCTTCGCTTTCATTTGCAAGTTTAAGTTCCGCCATCAAAACGGCGTTTGTTTTAAGTTCAAGGTCAATCGGGAAAATATGAAGCAATTCAAAGTCGCCCAAAAATCCCGTTAATCTCGCAAAAATCCGAACGGCGGTCTTCCAAACTTCCGAAAACTTTTCCGTATAAGGAAAAAGGGTGTCGAAAATTCCCTGCGTGTTCAAATTGACTTCGGTCGCCGTCTTTGCGAATTCCGCTTCGTTTGAAATAAACATATTTGAATTATAAACGGCAAGATGGGCGTCCGTCTTCAATTCCCTTGAATAAGTATCTTGAAATTTAATCAAGTCAATCGGGGGCGTTTTATAAATTAGAATTTTATCAAGGTCAATCATTTCCGTTTTGTCTTCGGGCATCGGAAGCAAAATCGCATCTTGTCCCGACGTTGCAACTTGAAGTCCCGTCCCCTTACATTTGGGACAATTTTCGCCGTCTGCAAGAACGCCATTATTACATTTTTTGACCCTTGAAACGCCCGTGCATTTCATAACGTATTGAAGTTTTTGTGGGAAGGTGTGCAAAGTGATTGAAAGGTCAAGTTCGGAAACGGCTTTCAACGCTTTACGAAAATAAGGCATTGCACTTTCAAAAGGATTTATAAACGTTCGCCCGTCAGTTGAATTGTCCCTTAAATATCCGACCCGAAAAGCTGGAATGAAATCAAGTTTTGTTTCGTTGAAGGTACAAATGAAAAATTTTTCGTCTTGTTCAAAAGTGATTTGATTTGCTTCGTTAATATTTATATTATTTTCGGCGAAATATTTCGGGTCAAATTGAACGATTTTCATTGAAAGCCCGATTTCGTAAAGCGTGAACGCTTCGACCGAACTTTCTTGTTCTTCTCCGTTATTGTCGATAAAATACATTTGTTCAAAATTTCGGGAAAACAACGATTTCAAAACGCCCCTTTCGTATTTATAAAACAAAGCATTTTCCGACGCTATTTCGTACGGGTACGGTTCAACGGGAACGTTTTCGGGTTGTGCTTCCCATTCGATTACGACGAAGGCGTTCGGGTCTGTGAAAGTCAATTCGATAAATCGGTTTCTTATCCAATAATCAAGACCCTTGACGTTTAATTCGTCCGTCCCGTAAAATCCCGACATCATTTTCTTGACGATTTCTTCCCTAACCTTATCGCCTTTCAAGTTAAATTTCGCCTTGACGTTTTTGTTTCTTGCAACTTTGTAAAAAGGTTTTTGAAGGGACGAAGCGACGCTTTGCGAAATCGAATTCGTCAAACGCTTTCTTTGTTCAAACATTTCTTCGTCTTCTCTTTTGTTGAAACGCTTCAAGAATTCGTCAAGTCCAATCCCCGAAACGTGCGCTTTATATTCCTTCGATAATTCGGTCACCCTTTTATAATCAGCGTGGGCCGGTTTCCGTTTAATCAATTTCTTGAAACTTTTTAATTTTTCCGTGATGTCCATTTGATTTTAATTTTGTTCAAATTTATAATTTCTTTTTAATCTTTTAACCAATCATAGCATAAAACACAAAGCCAACATTCCAAAGCGTCGGAAGTGTGACCGATTTTTTCAAAACTCTTTCCCGTGTGTGGGTCGATTTCTTTTTCCTTGTATTTTGAACCGTCGGGCGACTTCTTCAAGAACGTCAAGTCTCGAATCGTTTCTTCGCATTCCGCCGAAATATAAAGTTCGATTTCGGGAATCTTATTCGCAAATAATCGGTTCAAAAAGTTTCGTCGAAGTTTGACGGAAATATTAAATTTCTTCGCCTTCTTTTCCGTTGCGTACTTTTCGCCGAATATTTCTTCAATCAATTTGAAATTTGTCAAAGACCCCATTCCCGTAAATCGGTTGTGTCCCGAAGCGTCGCCGTAAATATCAATATCGGTCGAAGCGTTGTTCACTTCAAGCCATTCAAGAAAAGAAAGACAAGCCCCTTTCGTTTCGCCGTCACGGTCAAGGAATTCTTTTTGAACAAAAATTCGCATTACTTCAAGCGGTTCAAATCCTTCGTCGCCTTCTTCAAGATAATCTTTCTTTTCGCCCGTTTGCTTATTGTAGAATTTGACAATAAAATCGGTCTGTCCTGCAATTAATGTAGTATAAGGCGAAGCATTAAAATCGAAAGACGTTGCAAACGTTCGGGAAAAATTAATCGGAATTTTTTCGACAACCGTATTTCTTTTTTGAAATTCATTGAAGTATTCCGCCCCCGTTTTGGCGAACGGATTTCCGTCAATGAAAAGCGATTGTTCTTCTTCCGTCATTCGTCGCTTTTGGTCGTTTATAAAGTTCGGCTTCAAGTTCCGTTCGTTCCAGTACGTTTGATAAATCGTGACCGACTTCCCGTTGTATTCCCGAAAATAGTATTTGTAAGGATTTGAAATTGCTTCTTGAATTTCCTTTTCAAAAGGCTTCATTTCAAACAAGTCAAGAATCCATTCAATATCCCCCAACGACGGCGACGTGTGAACATAACAAGGATTGAAAGAAACAAGCCCTTTTTCTTCCGCTTCTTCGGGCGAAATTCGGTCGTCGTAAAAATACGGGCGACCCTTTTCGTTTATCAAACACCATATCCCGTATTGACGCAAACGTCCCAAAATAACGGTCGTCAAAGCTTCCCGTTTCGTGTCCTTTGTTTCGTCGAGGTGGGCATAGCCGAATTCCTTCCCGTCGTGTGCAAGATAGTTTTTAAGCGACCCCGTAAAGATTAAATGACCGTTTTGAAAACATATTGTCCCGTGATAATTATCAAGGATTTCATATTGTCGGAAGTGTTCGGGCGGTTTTTTATTTACGACGAAGACGCCGTCGGGATTGTTCTTCGACCATTGCGTCCAATTTGCGATGTCCTTCCAATATTTGAAGCAATTTTTTAAAGTCGATTGTGAAAGTTGTTTGTGAGTATTCGCCCCGATAAATCCGACCGCCTTCGGAATCGCCCGAACCTTTTCAATTACGTCGATTGAAATATTCAAAGTCTTTCCCGAACCTTGTCCAGCCATATCCAAAATTAATGAAGCCCGTGAAGTTTTCACGGACACCTGCGGACGACTTAATTTGATTTTGACTTCGTTCATTATTTGCAAATATAAAGAAAACCTTCTTCGTTTTTCGATTACGGTTTTTACCGTGTTCGATTTTCAAGTACGGTTTAAAACAAATTAAAACCGTGTTCGATTTCCGAATACGGTTTATACTTAATTAAAACCGTGTTCGGTTTTCGATTACGGTTTAAAAGTATTTAAAACCGTGTTCGATTTTCAAGTACGGTTTTTGTTTATTCAATCCCCCGATTATCGACTTCAATCACGAAATTTCCGTGAAACTTATCCGATACTGGCTGGAATTCGACCTTCGTCGCTTCTATTTTATTTTCGATGTTATTTTGAATATTGTTTTGTATGTTAATAGTTGAAGAAGTTATTCCCAGTAATTCATTTCGTCGAACCCATATCCTTTCTAATGCAAGGGCGATTTCTACTTCGCCGTGACGGTTCTTCGTTTCCTTTTTTTCGCTTGAAACTTTTCCACCTTCATTCATCAAGGTTGTTTTTTCTTCGGCGGTCATTGACTTGTCAAGCATT